AAACAAAAAACTTGTTGTATCTCGTAAAAAGAAGAAGAAGTAATTGCAAATAGAAGAATATTTAGCAGACATAGATCCTACTTTGCTTTCTATTTCTGAAGGCAGACGGGAACTTACTAAATATGACCCTATGTTGTTTGCTTTGACCTATTTGCCACACCATTTAAGAAATACTGAAGATGTTCTTACACTTTCGGAATTTCACTGGTCACTTGCTGAATATGGAAAGACTTGGATCAATAAGCCAACCTCTCCTAAAGAGAATAGAGATGCATTTATTGCACCTAGAGAATGTGGCAAGTCCACATGGATCTTTTTGATTCTACCTATGTGGGCCGCCGCCCATGGTCATATTAAATTCGTAGCTGCCTTCTCAGATGCTGCTTCTCAGGCTGAGACGCACCTACTTACCTTTAAGAATGAATTGGAGACCAATGAGTATCTTAAGCAAGATTTCCCAGAACTATGTACACCTAAAGTCGTCGGAAGCACTGGGCGTTCCCTTGCAGCAAATGCTTGGCGTATTATTCAGGCAAATGATTTTATATTCGACGCTAACGGTATTGATACTAACTCGCTTGGTAAGAAAGTCTTTGGTCAACGCCCTGATCTCATTATTCTTGATGATATCGAAAAGGGTGAGAAGAATTATTCCGAATACCAAGCAGGACAACAAAGAAGAACCGTATTTGACGACATAGCCCCTATGAATATCTATGCCCGTATGATTATTGTGGGTACCACCACCATGCCTAATTCTATGATGGATGAGTTCCGTAAATATGGTGAAGGACAGCGTGGAAATGAACTACAATGGATTACAGACCAGAATGTACGTGTTCACTACTTCCCAGCCATTATGACTGCCGATGATGGCTTAGAACGCTCTGTATGGCCTGAGAAGTGGTCTATAGACTGGTTGCAAAGCCAAAGACACCTTCGTGACTTCGCTAAGAACTATATGAATAAGCCAGTTAACCTTGACGGTAATTTCTGGACATTTGAGGATGTAATTATCGAAGATATAGAAGAGTATGGCAATACAATTATATCTATTGACCCAGCCGTTACTAAAAATAAAGTTTCTGACTACACAGGGATTGCCGTGTTGTCCAGAGTAGAAGATAAAGTCTATGTGAGAGATGCTTTTCAGCTGAAAGTATCTCCATCAGAGTTATCTGAAAGAATACAAAGTCTTGTAGACTTATATGAACCAGGAGTCATATATGTCGAAACAAACCAAGGCGGTGATCTATGGCAGGATGTATTTAAAAATATACCAGTCAAATATAGATCAATTAGGCAATCTGTTTCAAAGCAAGTACGTGCAGGAAAAGCTTTGAATTACTATCAGCAAGGAAAAGTAAGACATACCGCTCATTTCCCTGTTTTGGAAGAACAGATGTGGTCCTTTCCAAAGGTCTCACATGATGACGTTCTTGATGCGGTAGTTTCAGGAATCCTGTATTTCCTAGATAACAAAGCACCAAAAGTGCTTGCAAGACAATTAAATTACTTAAGGAGATAAAATGTCAGATATTAAAAACGCTTTTGAAGCCATTACGGCTAAAACAGAAGAATACCACCGTGCTGATGCCTATTATGATGGAACAAATAAAGAAGTATTTGCAAATCAGCGCTGGTTTAGAATGTTTAGATACGAAGGAAGCGACTTTAGATTTAACTTTTCTAAGACAGTCGTAGACTCTGTTCTAAATAGACTTGAGGTTGCTCAAGTTCAAACAACATCACCATCAGCAGATGCATACATCAATCAGATTTGGGAACAAACAGATCTAAAGATTGATATAAATGAGATTCACCGCAAGGCTTTGGTCTATGGAGATTGCTACGCAATCGTTTGGCCAGACATGAATGGCCAATTGGCTATTGATTACAATTCACCACTACACACAACAATTGTTTATGACGAGGAAAATCCAAGAGTTAAGTCATATGCAGCTAAAATGTGGCAGGTAACTCAATCTGATAAGAAGATTATTAGATTAAATATGTATTACACAGACCGTATTGAAAAATATGAGTCAATGGGTGATCTAGAGGTTATTACTCACGCTCCAGACTTTGTTTTAACAGAAGTTATTCCAAATCCATGGGGAGAGATTCCAGTATTCCATTTCCGCACAAATAAGCCTTTTGGAAGACCTGAACATGCTGATGCATATGGTCCACAGGATGCAATTAACAAATTGATTTCAACACATATGTATACAGTTGATTATCAGGGTGCACCACAGCGTTATGCGCTATCAAATGGTGGCAATGCATCTGAGTTTGAAGACTTTTCTGAGGACGATACAGCAAGAGAGAATCTAGGGTCATTGCAAAATGGTCCAGGACAACTTTGGTATCTACAGGGAGTTTCAGCAGTTGGTCAATTTGCTGCAGCAGATCCAGACACATTTACAAAGCCAGTTATTGAATTTGTAAACGCAATGGCAGCTATTACATCAACACCAACACATTACTTTGCAAAGGGAAGCTATATTCCTTCAGGTGAAGCACTTCGTGTATCTGAAGCACCTCTAACAAAGAAAGTTCTTAATCGCCAGCTTGCTTTTGGCTCAACATGGAGAGATTTATTTAAATTCATGATTAGAGTAGAAGGAATTCAGGCTGATATTGAAATCATTTGGAAGAGCGCTGAAACAGTAGACTCAGTAGATAGTTGGGATATCGCAGTTCGCAAGAAGTCTGTAGGTATGCCACTAGAGCAGATTCTATTGGAGCTTGGATATGATGCAGAAATTGCAGCACAGGTTGCTGAAGCATCTATTGCAGCTACAGGACCACAAACAGATCCTACAGAAGTAGCACTTCGTGGAACAGGATTAAATTCAAATAACTTAGCTCTGCAGCAAGCAGCAGCTGAAAGAGATGAACAGACAGGACAACAATGACAGAAGAAGCTCAGTTAGATGGTACGTCAACTGAATCGGCAGAAATAAAAGATCCAGCAGCGGTTCTTGCCGCTTTAGATCGTGCTAAAAAGGATGCTAAGCAATTTCGTGAAGAGAAAGAAGCTCTTGAAGTAGAAATAGACAAGTATCGTAATGAAAATGCTAAATACTCTGGCAAATTACTAAAAGAAAAGGTAATGCAGCAATTGGCTGAACTTAAATTAGCCAATACTGACAGATTATTCAAGTATCTTAAACTAGATGAACTATCATTTGATGAAGAATTAAATATAGTTGGTTTAGAAGATCAAATTAAGGGAATCAAAGAAGATTTCCCAGAATTATTTGATCCAAAGTTATTGGTTGCAGGAAAAGCAGACTCTGCTGATTCAACACCAGTAGATAGAAAAATTTCAGCATCAGAACGTCAAGCAATGGCGGTTCTGGGTAGGAAATAGTATTGTTTTGCGGTATAATTGTGGTATGCAAGGCTCCAGATGGACGTTTGGGCTTGCGACCATAGATATATTGGACGATAGTCTATTTTCAATAGTTCAAAAATAACATATTTAAAGGAGAAATAAACATGGCAAGAACAGACTTTACCGAAGCCAATGGTTATATTCTCGAAGAGCAGGGTTCGGTTGTAATTCAAGACCTTATTGCTAATTCAGCAATTGAACGCTTTGCTCGTCGTGAAACCATGGCATCTCGTACAAAAACTGTACCTCGTTTTGTTACAGATGCTCCACAAGTTGTCGCTGAGGGTGGAACAATCCCAGAAGCAGCAGCAACTTTGGATGAAATCGTATTAACAGCACGTAAGTACGCACAAATTATGCACGTATCAGAGGAAGATCTAAATGATAACCTCGTAGATGTTTTAACAGCATCAAAAAGAGAATGGGCAAGCCGTTGGGCTCGCAAATTCGACAACGCATGCCTTGGAGTAACAGATGCAGCCGATGGAGATGACGGTCAGCCGTTTACATCTCTATACCGTGCAGTATCACCAGGATCAGCAGGCGCAAACCTAATTCAGACAGGTGGAGCTCTAACATTCGAAGACATTTCAAATGCTCTTGGTAAAGTAGAGTCATCATCTAAGTTTGATGCAGCTAATACTGTATTCATGGCTCACCCAAAGATGCTTGCACACATTCGCAGCATGATTGGCGCAAACAATGAATACGTATTGCCTAACCCACTAGACGGAACACCAGGAACTCTTCTTGGATACCCACTAGTTGTATCTTACGGTGCCGCTACATCAACATCAGCAACAGATACACCTGCAGGAAACCCACTACTTATCGTAGGTAATCGCAACATGCTTATCAACGGTGTTCGTGGTGGAATTGAATCAGTTGTATCTCGTGATGCAGAATTTACAAAGGATGGGGTTCTTCTTAAGACACGTATTCGTCGTGGCTTTGCAGTTGCCGATGCTACAGCATTTGCAATCGTTGAGAAGACCGCATAAGGGGAATAGAATATGCCATCAAAACTATACGGACAATTCCTAGCAAAGTCCCTCAATAAGGAGATTGATTGGGATTCAGATACCATTAAGGTAGCTCTTCTAACATCTTCTTACACACCTAACCAAGATACTCACGATTATTTCGATGATGTATCTGCAAATGAAGTATCTGGAACTGGCTACACAGCTGGTGGACAGACACTTGGAAGCAAGACAGTAACATACGATTCAGGAACTAACGTAATTGTTCTTGATGCAGCAGACGTTACATGGTCTTCTTCAACAATCACTGCTCGTTACGCAGTAGTCTACAATGACTCAGGCGCAACAGCAGGATCAAAAGCATTAATTGGATATGTAGACTTTTCTTCAGATCAGTCTTCAACCAACGGTAACTTTACAATTACATGGGATGCGACAGGTATTGTCCGCATTACAGTAGCGTAAGGTAGTCCAATGGACGTAAGGGTAGAAGCGGGACCACTAACAGCAGGCGCTGTAATGGTGGAGTCAAAGACAGTTGTTGAGCTTGTCTCAAATGTTGTCATTATCGCTCCAACTGTATCTCGCTTCTCCCTTGCTCCAGTTTTATCAATAGGCGGAAATAGCATTTCAAGCATTACACCACAAACTTTTACCAGAGGAGTCTTGGCTACGGCATAAGCTGTGGCCTTTTTTTATTATGTCATTTGGAAACGCATATAGTAATTGGGTAGCAACAACGCAAAGTACTTCTAATGCGTGGCAATATCATTATACAAATAATACAAGAACTACGGCAACCCTACTTCCTTCATATTCTACAAGCGGTAATGAACTTGTAGGAAATGAACCTCAATGGGATAACAATCAAAATTATCTAAGCAATTACCCATATGTTCAACGGGTTACTGCTCCAAACACAAATGCTCCTTCTGGTGAATTTAGAAATAGCTTTAATTCAACTCCAAATTTGCTTATGCACCCATCTGATATAACCCCAAATCAATATGCTGCAATTGCTTGGAAAAACACAACAGGGGCTTCTGTTACCGTAAGCGGAACTGTAACATTAAAATTAGCTAACCCTACAAATAACTTTGACGGTATTGATTGGTGGTTTCAAAGAGAATTAGTAGATGGTTCAAACTATAGCCTTTTGAGTAACGGAAACATTGATAATGGTGTTTCATCAACAAGTACATATAACTTTAACAATGTGACTGTTGCTTCTGGAGATAGATTATTTTTAATTGTAGGCAATTATGAATACTATAACTATGATGCCACAATCGTAACATTTGAAGTAAATAAAGTTGCTATTGTTGCTGCAGATCCATCCACTGCCTCTACTTTGATGGTAGATCCAACCATATCTGCTGTTAGAAATATAAATATCAATGGCGGCGGAGTATCAACTGCATCTGCCCTTGCCGTAGATCCTATTATTGCAACTACTAAAAATATAGCATATTCAGCAGATCCTTCTACAGCATCAGCAACCTCTCCAGACTCAACTGTTTCTACAACTAGATTTGTAAACGTATCTGCTGACCCAGCAACAGCCTCAGCCCTGCTTTCTTCTAATTTCTATGGCGGAGATACAGATCAAGATTCAAGCTATGATTTAACAATACGTCAATTAGAAACAGATACTGGAACAAATACAAACGCTAATTCAGGATTCTCAATTGGTCGCTATAAATCTGGTAGTGCAATAACTACAAATCAAAAAATATTATTGATTATTCCAAACAGTGGTTTGCCAGAGATAAATAAAATAATTAAAGTTAAGTTTGATTCAGCACATGTATCTGCTTCATCAACTAACGATATTGCTCCTAATAATAGATTTAATGTTTACAAGGCAACAACCACAGTTAACAACCCAACTAGTACAACATTTGACTCAATAAATAAAACACTGCTCTATACTACACGGTTGCTTGACGACTCAACTGATGGAAATAGCAATTTTTATCTAGATCTTACACCAGCTTTTGCTGATTCACAAGCATACGCAAACGGAGTTCTTGTTGAGTCTTTTAACGATGGAACATCTTATAGTGGCTGGGACGAAACAGTATTTAGTGGTTCTAATTTACATAATCGTTTATTGTATATTTTATCTTCAGGGCTTATAAATAAAAATGTTAATGCTGATGCAATGACTGCCTCAGCCCTCGCCACAGATGCAACAATTGCAACTCAAATATATGTTTCTATTGCTGTAGATCCATCTACGGCTAGCGCAACAACTGTAACTCCTACAGCTGGACTAAGCATTGGATTTAATGCTGCACCAGCAACAGCTTCTGGAGAAGCAGTACAGCCTACATTTAGCAGAACGGTAGAATATCCTGCAGAACCTGCAACTGCTTTTGCTGCACCTGTAAACCCTACTCTTTTTATTGAAGGTTATAATAATTATGTTGCTACACCTGCTACAGCATCAGCATTATTCCATATGCCACAATTTGATATTGGAGAAAATAACTCCGCAGATCATATGGATGCATCCGCAGAATTTGTAATGCCAACCCTTATTATTCCAAGAGTTGTAGATGCTATGACAACTACAGCATCTGTAACTATGGTTCAACCAGCAACAACCTTGCAATTGCTTGGAGCAGTATTAGCAGCACCTATGACAGCAAATGCAATGTCTCCAAACCCACCAGCATATACAAACCTACTTGGTGACCAATGGTATGCTGCTTTATATGCTCAGCATTCTCTTAAAGCGGTTGGATTCCCATCTGGATACAGTTCAGCATTCTTAAAATTATATGAAGATCAAAACACTGACATAACTCAGTTTACCGCAGCTACATCTACCTCTGGTGGAAGGCGCACACTAAGACAATTATTTAACAATTTAACACAAACAATTACAACAAACGGTGCTGTAGAAAATGATACTCCTGATGTTCAAGCAAATGTTGTAACAGATTATTCTACTCCAGAAAATGAATCTAGACTTTCTGTAGGATACTTTGATCCTTATGGAAGAAAAGCCGTTAGATTACAAAATATTGCTATTCAATTAGCTAGACCTCTTTCTGATGCAAGAGCAAATTTTTCTTTGGAATTTAGCATTAAAACAACAAAAGCGGATCAAATACTTTCTTATGCAGAATGGTCTTCTCCAACTGGGCCTGGCCGTGTAAGAAATACATTTAACCTAGTTGATGGTAGATTAAACCACACAATATATTCAGACACCTATTTAATACAGCATCCAAAACAAAGAATGTCCCAAGAAGCTATTTATGCAAACAATACTGGTGATGCTGTTACTGGATATAAGCAAATTAATGACGGTAATTGGCACCATGTAATAATTCAATATAATCAAGGAACTACCGATCTAGGTACAGAGCAAGGTCGTTTCCAAATATGGATTGACGGAGAATTAGATATTCAAAGATTTGGTCAAAGAGTTTATGAGCCAGATTTCTTTGGAGCTAATATAGAAAACGCATTATATGCTCCTGATTTTTATACATCAGCAACATCCTTAGACGCTCCACAATTTATATCTGAAAGAGATGTTGATCTTCATTACTATGATTATATAAAGTATGATCCAATTCTTGCAGAGCCTATGACTGCAAGCTTGACTGCAACTCCAGGTAGCAAAGCGGTTGGAAACCGAAAGAGAGCTCTTATGCTTTACTGGTGGCCATCAAATACTGGACAGAACAAAAATCTTATATTCAGAACCTTTGACACAGGAAGAGAAAATTCTAGCTTCCCAGACTTCCCTATGTTTGATGACGAACTTGACACAATAGATTATGTTAAGCAGCCTCCTCAACAATATTATGGATGGGACATATTCCCAGTAGATATTAATGGATACTACGTATCTGATCTTGTAAAAGAACAAGCATACGGTGGCGAGGCAAACATTATATTAAATGATGCGGGCGGATCAGTTGGTCCATTTGGTGGTGCTCGTCCACAGTTTAAAACAAATCGTGCAGGCTTCTTTAAGAAGACAAAAGATGATACTCGTAGATATATTGATCTTGTAAATGATATTGATCTGTCTCAATTTGACGCTATATTCTTTAAAAATTATCCAGATCAAAGCAGAGAACAAGAATCTTTTTCTAGAAATGAAATTGTTGATACATACTTTAATATTAGAGAAACAGTTATTTTTGAAGACTTTATTAAGAGCTTAAGATCTGCTGTTGATACAGGAATTTCTTTGATGGTGAACAATCCTCAATTAGCTCTTGACCTTAAGATTGTAGATAGAATTGAATTGGTTCCAGACTTAAATGACACTACTGGATACCAAAGCGATCCATACAGCCCAACTATTGTTCCTCCTAATGCACAAATTTTAGAAATTAATACTGGAAACAGCGCAAATCTTTGGTGGGATGCATTTAGAAATAATAGACTTAGAGTTTTAAATACAATACCAGGACTTACTGATTGGAGATCTATTGTTAAAACCAAAATGGCTTATTGGTCAAATGATGATACAGTAGACTTTGGTGGATCAGATCGAGCATTCTTTGACTACGAGTTAAAGCCAAATGGTTTAGCAGTAGGCGATGAGTTTTTTATGAATACAACAGCACCTCAAGATAACACTATTTTTGGTAAGCTTGTTGCAGCAACACCAATAAATAACATATTGTGTGGAACTCCAATAACAGCTTTTGCAAATCAATACAGGCGTGGCCTAGAACTTGTAGACAATCCTTACAAAAACCATGTGACTTCTATTGCAATTAAACCTGGTGACGTTCTTGACGGCAGGCAGGTAGGCGGTAAGATTTGGGTAAACTTTACAGAGCCAATCCCATTTGAAAATGAACTAGCTAACATAGATGCCATTCATACTAAATGGATTGAAGCAGCTTACTTTGACGGAGCAATTACTTTAGAGCAAAGGAATGCCTTTATTGCTAGTATTAATAACCTTGAAACTAGATTAAACTCAGGATCCATAACTCAGGCAGAATACAATTATCTTTCAGCATGGGCTTCAAATGGAATGTTCTTGTTGGCGCAGTCTAGACAAATTGAGGTTGCCGATGGTAGATCTGATTTTGGTGGAGCAGAAGGAAGAAAAGGAACTACTAGAAAAACAAGTAGGTCTGGCATTGGTGGTGCAGAAGTAACTGCTGTAGCTCCAGTAACATTTAATCAGCAATGGTTTGTATTTACTTTTTCAAGACAATTCACCCAGTTATTCTTTGATGTAATTTCAATGAATACTCGTGGATTTAGATGGATTTCTGACAGAGTTGAAGCTGTTGCACAAACTCAAACACATACAGCAATGCCAGCTTCTGCTACAATGGTTCAGCCAGTAGTTGTAGGAGATAAACAAAACAATGTTAATGTTCAAGCAATGCTTGCAAATGCAATAAAGGTGCCAGCTGTAGGATTTGCTGGAATAGATAGAAATATAATTTCTCTACCATTAGAGGCATCAGCACGTATAACTGAGCCAGTAAAGAAAGTTTCTGCAGAGCCAATGACAGCATCTGCAGCCTTTAGAGAACAATCAGTCATTAGAACAACTGCTCAGGATCAGGTAGTTGTCTATGTATTACACGAAGATCCAATACTATATCTAAGAGAGGATATTATAAAATGATTAGTCAATACTGGATTGGTCAGATACCAGCAAGGCCTCTTTCCATTTTAGTTAAAAACCAGGACGGTTCAGATTTTAATCTCTCTGGATACACAACTATTAATGTAAAGATGCTTGATACTGACAACAAAGAGGTGCCTTTGACAGGCTCTTCTGTAGATAGCAACGCAAAACAATTTGGGCAGATAAGATTTATTTTCCCAACAGACAGGTCTCTTTTTGTTAAAAAGGGAGATTACATATTACAGCTTGAGCTAGTTGGTTCAGGTAAATTAGATTACACAACAACACATGTACTAAGAGTGCGTGAATTGGGAAGGGCGAATAGATAATGTTTAGTACAATTAATAGCGTAAAAGAATACACAGGCTATGATGTTAATCTTGACCTAGTTAAAAGAGCACAAGGTATTATAGAAATATTTGTAGGCAAAGACGAAATAGAAATAGACAATCCTTCTGATTTGCTCTTGCTTGATAAAATGACTTCCTATCAAACAGTTTATATGCTTGAAAATGAAGACCTTGTATTTAAACAAATAGCTTCAATATCTACAAACCTTGGTGGATCTATTCAAAACTTTAATACAGCAATGGATGCTCCATATATTGCTCCATTAGCTGTTATGGCATCTAAAGGATTAAGTTTTCATAAAACACGTTCTTACAAAACTGGAAAGATATTCGGCTGGCCAGCGTTTCTTGATGAAAATGGAAATAGATCTCGTTGGAGAAATAATTAATGAAACCAATAGTATCTAAAAGCTATCTTTATTCTGGAGACTATTATGGCTACAGACTAATAACTTCTGCAGATCAAACTGTAACTCAAAGAGAATACGATGTTGTTCCTACAACTGTTAATCTATCCTTGTCGGTAAATTTATTAGGTGATTTGGTAATTGAATCTGCATCAAAGATGCAAATAAATAGCTATTTAAAAAACATCACAGATAGAAATGGAACACAGGTTTATCAGAACGGTGTTTGGGAAATTTATCAAACAGCACCTTTGCTTTCTGGAATAGGAACTGTGGAGGGCTTTAGATATAGAGCAAGAATAATTGCTGGAGATATCTAGTGGCCGAGTACAGATTTGATATAACTGATAAAGTTATAAAATTTGCATGTATGTCTATAAAAGATATGCCTGGTAATCCTGGGCAAGAGGTTCTTGTTGAAAGATTAGATGAAGATGCATATGGCAGAGTAGAAGTAGTTGTTACAACTACACAAGTTACAGTTGGAAGAGGATCTATTGAGGTTCCGACAAGAATTAAAGCTGAAGGAGAAATTTTCTGGAGGTCAAACCATCCAGAAGCCATTGAGCAAATTATAGATTCGGCAGAACAACATGTTGATTTAATAGTAGATCAATCAGAAATTCCAGGACCATGGGAATTGGCTGATGCTCTAAGAACAGGCAATTGGAAGATTGTTGGATTGGATTCAGAATGGAAGCGTTAAGCACAGCAGTAGTTTTGCTTGGATTAATTGGAGCGGCGGAATTAAGGGTACGCAGACTAGTAAAGGTATACCTACAAGAACTTAGACCCAATTCAGGCTCATCAATGAAAGATAAGATAGATAAGCTTTCTGAGCGTCAAGACCGTATAGATGGCAAATTAGATACCCTAATAAACACCCTTTTGGCTAAAAAATAGTTTGACATTATAATTTTCCCCCTGTATAATAGGACTA